GTAGACGAACACGACAAAGAGGGAAGAGTAATCACACTTGAGTACGATAGTTTTTACTTTGTGTGTGTGTACACACCAAATTCGCAGAACGAACTAAAAAGGCTCGATTATCGTATGGTCTGGGAAGATGCTTTCCGCGAATATCTTTTGAATCTCAAAGCGAAAAAATCTGTCATAGTTTGTGGCGATCTCAATACCGCACATCCATCATCTATACAGGTCCCGAAACCAAAGCCTGTCATTGTATGCGGCGACTTGAATGTGGCTGCAAATCCTATAGATTTAGCAAATCCACAAGCTAACCGCAATAACCCAGGCTTCTCTCAGCAAGAGAGAGATAAATTTGCCGACTTAATTTCGTCCGGCTACGTAGACAGCTTTAGACATCTGCATCCAGACGAAGTGAAATATTCGTGGTGGAGTTATCGTCAAAAAGCAAGAGAACGAAATGTTGGTTGGCGTATTGATTATTTTTTGGTTTCTGATTTTGCGAAAGATATCATTAAAAGCGCTGACATCTTGACTGACATTTACGGCAGCGATCATTGTCCGATATCACTTGAGGTAGATGTCTAAAATAAATTCGTCGTTATTTTCTCGGCTGAACTCTATTTTTTGAATGAATTGTTTTAAAAATTCATTTTTGAGTTTGGCCGGGATTTCTTCATCTCCAAGCATTTCTATAGCATCGTGTAAATAGGTAATCATTTCTTCATATTCTACCTTTTCAGGGATAGTGTTTTGCAGTTCAATGATTTCCTTATCAATGGTTGCCATTCTGTCGTTGTGTTTTGCTTTTCGTTTGACAAACTCGTTTGCCGTGTAAACGCCAGCTTCGTATTCGTCGAAAATTTTGTCAAGCGTTTTTTCAATTTTTCTTTTTTCTTTTTCTAATGTTGAGATTTGTGTGGCAATTTCATTTTCGTTAAAGTCCGGCTGGTTGTCTATTTTTAATTCAAAATCCTCTAAATACATTTTTAGACCATGAATAAAGGCTCCCAAAACGTCTGACAAAGTGGCCGATTTCACTTTACAAAGCATTGATTGCTTATGCAAAACTCTGGGACGGTCAATTTTTCCGGCGTTAAAAACTAAGGCGTGACCGCATTTTTGGCATACGAGCAATCCGGCTAAAGGATTTCTTAATTCCACGCCTTTCTTTGTTTTGTCGCTATGGAATCCTTTTTGTGCTGCTTGGAACAGTTCCTCTGATACAATGGCCGGATGCTTACCTTCATATTCCATGTAATGCTGGGTATGCGTTGACCGCGGGCGACTTGAAACAATTTTACCGTCTACCATTGATTTTATTGTCATTCTGTCATTCCAGCGCACTTTACCGCAGTAGGTGGGATTCTGCAAAATATTCTTTATTGTTGCAATAGACCATTCTTCGTCTCCTGTATAGGTGGGCACTCCTAAAGTTGTTAATTTTCTCGCGGTTTCCCCTGGTGTCATGTGTTTATATACTTTCCACTCGAATATATTTTTTACAATCGGCGCTTCCTCAGGATTAAGGGCTAGTGTCCTTGCTGTTTTAGTTTTTACGATGTCATAACCATATGGACGGTATGCACCCATAAAATTACCTTCAACAACAGCTTGCTTGCGTCCTCTGTCAAGTCGCTTTTGAATTGTTTTATACTCTCGGCGCGACATAAACAATACAAATTCCATGTATTCTTCATCGTCGGGATTATGGGCCACATCATAAGTTTTGGTAGGCGTAACAACCAACAGGCCATCTCGGTTGTTGGAAAATCTCAAACAATCCATTATAGTCTGCATGTCACCTTGATTACCACGGCTAAGACGATCAACATCAATTATAATAATTCCTCTGTATTTTCCGGCGTAACATTCGTTAATTAACCTTTGTATTTCCGGGCGCGCGGCTATTGTTTCTCCGGAAACAATCTCTTGATAGATTTCTTCTACATATAAGCCTTTTCTTGCGGCCAGTTCTGTCAAAATCTTTTTATGCCTTGCAAGCGTTTCACCTTCGCCGAGTTTTTCCGCTTCCATATCGGCACGGCTTTTTCTTAAATAAATTGCGTATTTATCCATTCGTTACACATCCTGTTTCTGAAATATATTTCTATAGTCAGTAAGTCTTTCTTCGTAATTCTGCTTCATATCAGCCAGCCTTGTTTCGCAACATTTTTTGACATCTGCAATTCTTTCTTCGCATAAAGCCTTTATATCGGCTATTCTCTGTTCGTAAGAGTTGGTTATGTCGGTAATTCTCATCTCGTAGGTTTCCTTTAGTGATACGGTACTGTTAACTTCAATTTCCTTTTTCTTTTCGTAGCCAATAAGCTCGTTAAGGTCGCCACCTAATGATATTACCAATTTTGTGATTGTCGCGAATCCGGGGTTCTTTTCCGTTTTCTTGGTGACGAAATTGCGGATTGTTTGTTGAGCTATACCGCTCAAATTAGCCATATCCTCAAATGTAAAGTCACCTGCATCCTGGAGAGCGACGATATACTCCCTTGCCTTATCAATAATACCTTCCATTTTTAACCACCTTTTTTAAAAAATTTATATATTTTTTTAAAAACTTTTGTTTTTTGAAGAAAAACTGGAAACGAAATTCCAAATTTGACCTCTTAAAAACCAAATTTGATACCTTAAAAATCAAATTTGAATCTGTATTTTCCAAAAATTATGTTGTAAAATTATAACAACAAAAGACTAAAATTTACCATTGTTCGGACAATTCATATTTTATATAATTGTCACAGAACGACAGAACATATGTTCTTACGAAAGGAATGTTTGACCATGACAGCAAAAGAAGAACTAAAGCAACTAATACTATCACTTAGCCCGGAAGAATTAGAAAAGGCTTGTTCTATCTTCCAAGACCACTTTTTAATGAAGCGAGAAGCACAGCCGCTTCATTTTCCGAAAGTCCCTCAACCAAATCAATCAAAGCCCGCTTAACTTCTGACAGCTCGTCTTGTACGGGCTGTTTTAACTGTTCGTCAGCAAAATCAAACAATATAACCGGAGAAACTTCTAATATATCAGCCATTTTTTGCATACGTGGTCGTGGCATATTCTCTATCTCGCCTTGTTCGTATTTACTAATAGTAGTGTGAGAACAACCTAAAAGTCTGGCAAGGTCTTTTTGCGTTAAACCTTTTGCTTTGCGCGCCTCTTTTATGCTATTTCCGACTTTATTAGTTGACATTTTATCACCTCCATGAATTCTATTATAAAGGTAACTTTTCGAAAATGCAAGAAAAATTTTATTTTTACGGGAAAAAGTTGTTGACATTTCAAAAAAGTTATTGTAATATAATATTATAAAATTCCCGTCAGGGTGGAATTGAAGAAAGGAGAAATATAATGAATGCGGTAGAATTAAAAAAAGTAATGCTTGATAACGGAGACAATAACCGTTCTCTTGCGGAATTTTTGAATGTGAAGCAATCTACATTTTCAAGCAAGTTGCACGAGAACGGCGCTTCGTTCCGCAAAAGCGAAATACAACAGATTGTGAATCGCTACAATTTGAACGCCGAACAAATTAAAAACATTTTTTTTAGTTAAAAATTCCCGCGAGAGTGGAATTTTGAAGGAAGGAGTATCAACATGGCAGAGTACAAACAAGCAAAATCGGCAGTCCGTATACATGGAAATGTAGATCACGATGTTTTGAAAGCGGCTGCCGAACGCTTCATTAAAGAGGCGTACAAATACAAACGAAGCAAAGGAGTGAAGCAGTGTGTGTGAATATTGTCACAGTAGTCCACATTTGCCACGATGTCCTAATGCTCCGGAACCTTCGATAGTATATGAATGTTCTTGTTGTGGAGAACCAATATACGAAGGTGACACTTATTATGACATTGATGGTGATGCCTGGTGCGAGGAATGTATATTAGACACCCGAAAGGAGGCAGAATGTGAAACTTACGAGCTCTAATTATTATGGCCCTAAGGCCAGCCGAGAGTATATGTCGGTATCGCAGTTTAAAAATTTTATGAAATGTCCGGCAATGGCAATGGCTGAACTCAACGGAACTTATGAGAGGGATTTTTCTAAGGCGCTTCTTTTAGGAAGTTACTTTGATGAATCGCTCACGGGAACAAAGAGAAGTCAGCAGAAATTTCTTTTCGAAAACGAGAAGGACATTTTCAAAAAGACCGGTGGCAAGTATGCAGAGTTTATTCAAGCGGACGAAACAGTGGCACTCGTCGAAGCACAGCCACTTATGATGCACTATCTATCTGGAAGGCATCAAAAAATTATGACCGGAGAAATCGAGGGTGTACCGTTTAAAATCCGTATGGATAGTTACAAACGGGGTGAATACATAGCAGACCTAAAATACATGGCAAGTCTGCGTTCCCCGAATTTGTTCGAACCGATGATTAAATACTGGGGTTACGACATCCAAGCAGCTTGTTACCAGGAAATTGTCCGGCAGAATACCGGCGAGAAACTACCTTTTATATTTGTAGTAGCCACAAAAGAAAAACCGGCACATTTAGAAGTCGGCAAAATATCTCAGTGGAATATGGACGAAGCGCTTGAAACTGTCCGCAAAAACATCAAAAAATTTCAAGCAATAAAAAACGGCGAAATCGAAGCCGAACGGTGCGAGGATTATAACTGTGATTATTGCACCACTACAAAAATTATCAAAGAGCCGATTGATACCGATTTGTTTGGTATGAGTGCGGCACAAATAAAAGCTATGAAGGGAGAAATTTAAATGGCAAACGCATTGATTTTCACACAGAGCGGGGGAGGTAAAACTTGCAATTCCACACTTGTCTCAGCCCCAAAAAGAGGAAAGAACTTACTAATCTGTTCTGATAACAGTAGTATTGTTCTTAATAATTTCGAAAGGCCAAATCTCAAAATTGAGAATGTTGCTACAGTAAAAGATTTTGTTGACGCATACCAGACCGGGTATAACGAAAAAATCTATGACAACATAATTTTGGATAACCTTTCCGATTTGCTTGATATGTGGTTACTTGAACTGGATGAAAGTGGAAAATTCAAAGATTTCAGACAAGCATATCAATTAGTATATCAAAGTCTAAAAAGATTGTCGAGAGAAAGCACTACGCTTGATTGCAACACAATCTTTACAGCATGGAGTGATAACATTGAAATCACTTTACCAAACGGAGAGGTTGCGGTTAGATTGCAGCCTAAAATACCAGCGAAAATTTTGGATAACGTTTGTGGTTTGATGAACGTGGTTGGCTACATAAATACAGTAATAGACAGCGAAGGTAACAAGCGTTGGTATTACGTTACCGAAGGTAGTCCAACACTCATGGCTAAAGACCAGATTGCTTGCCGTAAAAGTTGTATGCCTGAGAATTTGTTTATCATACCGGAGGTTAAAAAATGAACAAAGAAATATACAAAGAAAAATTCATAGAATTATATACACGATATGTCAAGAGAGACGGAGCCGATGAACTTCTTAAATGGATTGAAAATTCCGATTTCTTTACGGCACCGGCATCCACCAAATTTCACGAAGTTTACGAAGGTGGTTTGTGTGAACACAGTGTTCATGTGTTTAACGAATTAGCTCGTCTGGTGAGAGCATATCCCGAAGTGAAAGTCAGCGCTGAAACGGCAGTTATTGTAACTTTGCTGCATGATTTATGCAAGATTGGTTGCTACAAAACTGAGCTTCGCAATAAAAAGGAAAACGGAGTATGGATTCAGGTTCCTTTTTATACATTTGATGAAGATTTTTCATACGGAGGACACGGCAGCAAATCTGTGTATCTTATTCAAAAATATACGAAACTCACAGATGAAGAAGCTACAGCCATTAACTGTCACATGGGAGTTGAAAATGGTAATTGGGCCGTGAACGATGCTTTCAGACAGTTCCCGCTTGCTTTCCTACTGCATACAGCAGACATGGCAAGCACTATTCCCACATTTAATACGGAGGTATAACAATGAAAGAAATATTTGAACATCTTCTTGCCGACATGTGCTCGGAATTTCACAAAAGGCTAAGAAAGGACGGCTTTTCAAGACGAGAGGCCCTAAAACTGACAGAAGTTTTTTTAGAAATAACATTAAATAAAACAGTAACAAAACCTAAGGAGGAAAAATAACATGGCAAATTGGAATTTTGACGCAACACAGTACAAGGAACAGGATTTTTCGATTATTCCTGTAGGAGATCACAGAGTAAGGATTGAGGAAGTTATCGAGAAAAAATTCAATTCCGGTAACGAAGGTTACGAAATTACATTATCCGTAAACGGCTACAATTCAAAGCTGTGGCTTTATCTCGTGCTGGATGCAAGTAATATCGAACGCACTAACCAGCGTATCGGTGAATTCTTCAACAGTTTTGGAATTACAAATACCGCTATGGGTACTGGCAAGCAGTGGGTAGGACATGTCGGCGCTGTTCGCGTGAAGCACGAAGAATACAACGGAAACATGAGTGCTAAAGTCGGTTATTGCATTGCAAAGAACAGACAGGACAAGCTGGCACCATGGAAAAATGCTGATGCTGCTCAGGCACCCGCTAACAATTTCGCGGAACCTTCAATACCGGCATCGGATTTACCGTTTGATGTATGAAATATGAAGATTTGACTGGCAGACGGTTCGGTAGGCTTATAGTTTTAGGACGAACTGACAGCCACATTAAAAAGAACGGCGACAAACAAACTGTTTTTCTTTGCCGTTGTGATTGCGGGAATGTACGCAGAGTGCTCGCTTACAACTTGAAAAACGGTCACACATTATCTTGCGGTTGTTTGAGTTTTGAACATAGGACCGAGGCCAGAACAAAACATGGCGAAACTGGCACCAGACTTTATAGAATCTGGCACCACATGAAGGAACGATGCAATGATAACAAAAATGTAAGGTTTGCCGATTATGGCGGCCGTGGCATAAAGGTTTGTAATGAATGGCAATGTTCATACGAGGCGTTTCGAGAATGGGCTACATCTAACGGATATGCTGATTCACTGTCACTTGATCGCAAGAATAACAATGAAGGCTATAATCCTGAAAATTGTAGGTGGGTTACACCAAAAGAGCAAGCCAATAACACGAGGAAAAATAGGCTAATTACTTACAAAAACATCACTCATACGCTTGCTGAGTGGTCTGACATAGTAAAAATCAAACCAAGTACAATCGCAAATCGCATTAACTCAGGCTGGACTATAGAGGATGCTTTGTTTAAGCCGTTACGAGGTGAAAAAAATGCAACTTCGTGATTATCAAACAGAATTACTTAAAGGAACCGTAGACGCTTTTAAGGAGGGAAATCGCAGGGTGCTTGTCGTGGCACCCTGCGGATAACCGGAGCTGGTAAGTCTTATGTGTTTGCTGAAATGGCTCGTAGAACAAAAGGTGAAACATTGATTTTGGTCCACAGAAACGAGCTAAAGCAGCAGCACATTGAATTATTATCGTCGTTAAATATCAATGCAAGGGTTGAAACCTATCAGACGGAATATAAGCGTTTAGGACAGCATCAAAAACCGCAATTACTTGTCGTAGACGAAGCACATTTAAGCAAAAGTAACACTTGGAGCAAGGTTATCGAATACTACGACACACACACTGTTGGAATGAGCGCTACCCCCGTAAGATTGGATTCTCGCCCTTTGGGTGACATCTATAGTGCACTTGTTACAGGAGTTGACGTGAAATGGTTGATTGAGCACCAAAGATTGGCCCCGTATGAATATTACGCGCCGACGGCGGTAGACACTTCCGGCTTACGGATTGTGTGTGGTGATTATGTTGCATCGGATTTAGAACAGTTAATGAACGAAAGAGCTATTTATGGAAATGTCATTGATAGCTACAAACGTTTTGCTTCCGGTGAAAAAAGCATTTGTTACTGTGTTTCCGTTGAACACGCAAAAAAAACAGCAGAAACATTTAACGAAGCTGGAATAAGCGCTGAAGTTTTATCGGCAAAAACACCAACGGCGCAACGAAAACGCATTATGGATGATTTCAGAAGCGGGGGAATCACGGTGTTATGCAACTGCACACTGTTATCAGAAGGAATTTCGATTGACGAAATTTCTTGCGCTATGCTACTTCGCCCCACCGAATCGGTAGCGCTGGGAATACAACAGATGATGCGCTGCATGAGGTATCTGCCCGGTAAGACAGCAAAAATAATAGATTTTGTTGCGAATTATACCCGTGTGGGTTTACCGGACGATGAAAGAGAATGGTCGCTGGGAGAACCTTTGAAACGTAAAAAACAGTTAAACGAGAACGGCGATTTTTACATACGTTCGTGTCCGGAGTGCTACATGACGTTCAAAACGGCTCCTGTGTGTCCGTTTTGTGGCGCGGAGTACCCACTACACCCCAGGGAGATAAAAGCCCGCGAGGAAATAGAATTACGGCGTATTACGGCAGAAGAAACAGCAAGAGTTGAAGCAGAAAAGAAGAAAGCGCGCCAAGAACAAGGGAGAGCTGATAGTTTTGAGGTATTAGTACAGCTTGGTAAGCAGAGAGGCTATAAGAATCCTGCATTTTGGGCGTCGCAAGTAATGAGAGGAAGGAAACGATGAGAGTATTAGTAGCGTGCGAAGAAAGTCAAGCAGTATGCAAGGCTTTTAGAGCGAAAGGACACGAAGCGTATTCTTGTGACATTATTGAGTGTTCGGGCGGTCATCCCGAGTGGCATATTCAAGGCGATGCGATACCGTTAATAAACGGGAACTGTACATTTACAACAATGGACGGTACATATCACAAAATAGACGGAAAATGGGATATTCTTATCGCACACCCACCTTGCACATATATGAGTAAGGCGGGCGCAAGATTTATGTTTCCGACAGCAGGGAACATAGACGGACAAAGACTAAAAAAAGCATTGGAAGCCAAAGCGTTCTTTATGAAATTTTTGAATGCCGATTGCGATAAGATATGCGTGGAAAATCCTACGCCTTTAAAATGTGTAGGATTGCCAAAGGAAAGTCAAGTTGTTCAGCCGTATGAATACGGACACCCTTTTTCAAAACGCACTTTATTGTGGGAAAAAGGATTACATCCACTAAAACCAACAAAAATTGTAGACCAATATAAACCATATCTGCCAAGTAACACAGGCGGATTCGCCAGAGGAAAAGGTGGAAGTAGAGGCGTTGCCCACAATGCGAAAGATGCAAGTAAGACATTTGAAGGTATAGTAAAGGCTATGGCTGAACAGTGGGGCTAAGGAAAGGATGTAACAAATGATAAAAATTCTATTAGGCGGTAGTCCTTGCACACATTGGAGTATTGCACAGAAAAACAACCGTGAAACAGAGCCAGAGGGGTTAGGTTGGGAACTGTTCGAAAACTACCTTATAGCAAAAGAAAAATTTAAACCAGATTTTTTCTTATACGAAAACAATAAGTCAGCCGCACAGGCTATAAAAAACCAAATATCACACGAGCTCAAAACCGATTTAATGTATATAAAC